ATGTGCTGGCACATAGACATGTTCGGCAGGGAGACAATCGTCGACCGCGACGGCACTGTCATCGTCACGGAGCCGGACGGCACCTCCCGCATCGTCCGGCGCGGCGACGGAAGCTCCGGACGCGTGCAAGAAGCCCGCGGCTCTTCTGCGCGCCCTACCCAGTGAGACTCCCGGGCGGTGCATGCAGCCCCCGACCATGCACCGCCCGGGTCCCCACCTGATCGGCGGGTGCCATCAGACACACCGATCGGCGACGCTCGACAGCGACGATACGGAGGTCAACAATGGCAGACGACGGTAGATGCCCGGCATGCGATCAGGTAGTCAACGCGCCACCCGGCGCAGCAGCTCCTCGGCATAGAGCCCCGGGCGAGCAGGGCACGTGCCCAGGCTCGGGCCAGCCCGTACAGCCTCGGTAGCATCACGCGACGTGACAGGAGACGCCGTGACCACGACCTACCCCACCTGCTCGACGCCGGGGTGTGACCAGGAGATCTACCTGCACCCGGGAGAGCGGACCGTGTGCGCCGGCTGTCAGCACCGGGGCGGGCCACCCCCACCCCCACCCGAGCCGGAGACACACGAGGTCGTGGTCGACTGGGGACCGGTCCCCTCCTGCCACTGCGGTCGCCCGGTCAGCCGGCCTGACGTGTCCGGCGACCGGTGCCTGCGCTGCTCGCGCGAGAACCGTTAGTCGCGTCCGAGCCACGACTGCAGCCAAGCCATGGGGCGCATGCCCGGCCGGGTGTAGGCATGCGTCGGCGTCGTCACGGCCTTCCTCTCTGCACTGTAGGCAGATCCACGACATGTGGCCGCCGTTGGTCGCGGCGGGGCACTGGCATGGCTGCCAGATCCTGCGAAACCTCCCTCCGTGCATGAGATGTCGGTAGGCACACATCCCAGGTTCCCCTGATTCGATCATGTGTTCGATTGTAGGTAATCGATCCGCTACCACCGCCGCTAGTCACACGCGTGGCCCCGACCCACCTGTTCTGGGTAGGCCGGGGCCAGTGTGCGCTGCGAGTTGCTGTACGTGCCCGCCTAAGCGGCGCTCTCCTGCAGCTTGAGCACCTTGCGAATGAACTCGACCCCGGACGGCTTCACGTAGGTGGTGTAGGTGGTCCGCTGCCGACCGCGACCGTCCTCGAAGTAGCGCGCCGCCACTCGGAAGTGGTGTACGTACTCCTGGTAAGGAGTGTTGTGCCGACGACCACCGGTGATGAGCACGCGCTCATATCGCAGTCGGGAGAACAGCCGGTTCTGTCCGAGCCCGAGAATCTGCGCCACCGTGGCTACGGGGTAGTCGCCCTCGGCGGTCATGAACTCGTCGTACGCCTCGGCCTTGGGCTCCAGCTCTTGATTGCGTTCCAGCGCGGCAACATACTTACGAGCCATCTCCAGCTCACTCATCGGTTTCTGCCGCGTGTCGACGTAGCCGTTCTGGCGAAGCTCACGCAGAATCCGCTTCACCTTGGCTTTGATCGCCCTCGCGACCGGGAGCGTGGAGCGGAAGATCAGCTCCCAGATGCCATCCTCGTAGATAACGGATACACGCTGGTCACCGCCAGGGGTACTCACAATCTGAGTACCCTTTTCTTCTTCGTCTAGCAGGCGTCCGGCGTTGGCAGCGTCTCGATACCCAAGCGCCCGGGCGAACGTCCCTGCAATCACGTACGGCGTGCCGTCCTCAGCGAGCCCGAAGTGTTCCGGTAACAGGCCGCTGTCCATCTGGCCGAAGAGATCCAGATCACTCGACTCGCCCCGCGGTGCTTCCCCAAAGAACCCGTCGTTGCTATGTTGCATCTGTCATCAGCTCCTCACTAGCTGGTGTCCACGTCTCGGCTGCGCAAACAGCGCGAGACAATTGAGTGCGCAGGGGCCGTGCTGATTGAGGCAGCACGGCCCCCACTTCTGGGCGACGCCTCCCGGCGTGGCCACCACGCAAGGTTACCGAGTCCATCCCCGAGGCGGGTGGTTTCGATACCGGCGTGTCTCACGATGCGCAACCATGCGCGATAGCGCAACATCCCCGACAGGGTGACACGCAGCCATGGACAGCGCGGGACGCGCCCCTCTCTAGCCACGCGGGTGACCCCGCGAAGGTCGGGGCTCTAGCACGGGTGCGCCACGTGCTCCGAGCAGAGCGAGACACGACGAACGCGCCCCCACCGTCCGCATGTGGAGGGTGGGGGCGCTCGTGTTCGGCCGGCTGGTGCCTATTCGGCCATGGCGATCCAGGGAACGGCCGGCGTCCAGCCGGACCACTGTGTCGCGTCGAGCGTATCGGGCAGGGCACCAGGGGTGATGCCGTCGCTGCGGCCGAGCTTGTGCACTCCGTGCCGGTTGACTTGGTCGACCGCGTCGATGTTTTTGCCCCGGATGTGGGTGGTGTCGCCGGTGTAGCTGATCGCGGCGACGTAGGCGACGACGTCGCCCTCCGACACCGTCACTGTGCTATCGAGGCCGAGCTCGTTGACGCCCACAGCCCAGGCGCCGACGGCCTCGGCCACCTTGGAGAGGTTCGTGTAGCTGTCGCCGAGGTACACACCGACACGCTGATCGGTGGCATCGCCGAGCGAGGAGATCATGAATCGCACGCGCGAGCCGGAGCCGTCGGCGGTGGCGACCATGGTCACCACGTGGCCCCAGTCGGATGCGAGGCCGGTGGTGGTGCTGGAGACCGACGTGTCCGGCACGCTCTGGTAGAGGTCCCCGTAATCATTCGTGGCGGTGACCGTCGCCGGCAGATGCTCCGGTGGCAGCACCCCGTCGCTATCGAGCGGCGCGACTCCGTCGGGCTCGCCGACCTCGGTGCGCGGCACGTACAGCGAGTCCGCCGAGGGGTCGGCCGGGTCGAGCGTGTCTGGGTCGACGATGATGTCCCGCAGCCACACGGGACCGTTGTCGGGCACCACGCAGTAGCTGGTGGCGTGCCGATGCTCCCGCACCTCGTAGTAGGTGTCGGTGACCTCGATCTCGGACTGCGGCGTCAGGTCCACGGACCACTGGCCGTCGTCGTCGGTAACGACGTGCACCGCCTGCATGAGCTGTCCGGTGGCGTCGTCGAGCCACGGGGCGCCCTCGAGGTGGATGGTGACCTGCTGGCCCGCGATGGGGGTGCCGTCGGGGCGCAGCAGGTGCGAGCGTACCTCCGTCACCGAGCGCGGTCCCGTGACAGCGCGGCCGACTCACGGTCGCCGATTGTTTTGGCGGCCAGCCCCTTGAGTACGGCGATGAGGCCGGCGCCCGCCGCGACACCGCTGATCATCGTGTAGTCGGCGTCCCACACGTTGAGGGTGTCGCCGCCGATGGCGGTGAGTGCGCCGGCCGCAGTTGAGGCGATGGCGCGCTCGGCCAGGTCGCGCCAGTAGCGTGCGCTCCACATGGTGTCCTCCTATCCGATTCCCATCTCGCCCCACGTCTGGGGGCCGACCTCGCCGTCGACGGCGATGCCGCGCATGTCCTGGTACCAGCGCACCCGGTCGTGGGTCTGGGGGCCGAAGTAGCCGTCGTCGGTGATGTCGAGCCACCGCTGCAGGTACTCGACGTCGCTGCCGCGCGACCACGTCGAGTATTTGTCGCGTCCTCCGTACAGCACGCGGCTACCGGGGCGTGCCTGCTGGTAGTCCTCGTACGGCCGCGCTCCTCCGCTTCCGCCGGAGGATCCGCCGAGCACGGCTTCGATCTGGTCGGCGGTCAGCGAGTTGGCGGCGTCCCACGTCAGTTCGACGTGCAGGTGGTCGTGATGTGGGTGGCTGCCGTTGTAGGTGCGCCACCCGTCCTGGCAGTAGCTGCCGGACCAGATACGCCGGTTCCAGATGATGCACTGCACCCCGAGGTCGCGGCTGTTACGGCGCAGCGCGTCGGCCAGGGTGGTGCCCCATTGCGCTCCGTGTGGCCGCACGCCGAGGTCGGCCGCGCGCCCTTCGCCGTGCAGGCTCGTGGTCGAGCTGCCGGCGACGGTGCGGCAGTTGTAGATGCCGGTGTTGACGCCGTCGCTGTAGGCGCCGAGGAACCACGCCATCAGCGCGCGAGCGCCGCTGGTGGGGCCGCTGGTGCACGAGCTGGCGCCCTGGTAGCTGCACAGGAGTGCCATGTCAGTTCTCCTTCACGGGTGTGGCGCCGTCGTACGGCTCGACGTAGTCGGGGTGGTCGGGGTCGGTGATCTCGACGGCGTCGGGCTCGTCGGTGTCGGGGTCGATCACGTCGTTCGGGTCGGGGTCGGGCATGGTGTGGTCCTCCTGACATGCGACAGCCCCGACCAGGTCAGGCCGGGGCAGCTGTGGGTGTGGGTCTAGGCGACGTCGTTTCCGAGCCTCTGCTCAACGGCGTCGAGTCGCTCGGTGAGTGGTCCCACCTGATGCTCGAGGTCGGTAAGACGGTCGGGGATGCCCGGACGCCGGTCGCGCTCCGGTACGTCGGCCCGCTCCTGCGTTCCCTCCCATTGGTCCAGGAATCGGGAGACGCGGCGGGCCATGCGCCAGGCCGCGATTCCCGGTTTGACGGCCAGTGTCGCGATCGCTGTGACCACGATCGCGGCGACCACGAGGGTGTCGATCCAGGGAATGCCGACGAGTCTCATGCTGGTGACATCACCGACACGCGTAGCCACATCTCGAATTCGGTTCCGCCGGAGCCGCGGAATTGGATGTCGCTGGTGGTGCCGCTCATGCTGGTGCGTGAGCCCATCAGCTGGACGGTGACGGTGCCGGTGGACTCGGGCACGAAGTGCGGCTCGACCGTGTACAGCGAGCAGGTGCGGGCAGTGGAGGTCGATTCGGGACGGTTCCGGGACACCGCGACAGGGGTGGTGTCGACGCGGATTTCGTTGTGGGCCTGCCCGTTGTTGTCGGCCGAGTCTAACCACCGTGCTCGGGAGAAGCCTTCGATGCGGTAGGCGGTGTCGGCCTCGAGGTGCACGTCGAGGGCGACGAGTTCGACATCGGTGTCGTTGGTGTCGACGGTGCCATCGTTGCGTGCCTCGCCGATCTCCTGGGGGAGATGGGCTGCGGTGATTCGCTGCCCGGCCTGCCACGGCATGCGGTACCTCCCTACAGTGGGGCGATCGTCGGGTGTGCGAGCCGGACGTCGGTGCCGGCGTCCCACCCGCGGGAGACGCCGTTAACGGCGCGCTGGACGGTGAACTGCTGCGTGGTGGGTACGGTCCAGTCGTGCCAGTGCAGCACCACCGGCAGGGTGTTGGTGTTGTTGGCCTCGAGCACGCAGCGCGCGCCGATCTCGCCGGCGGTGTCCAGGGCGTCGTCGGTGGTGCTGATCGTCCAGGTGTCGGGTTCGGCCTCGCTGTCTGGCCACAGTCGGGCGGCGAGGTCGGTGCCGTGGGCGCGGGCGCGCAGGTGCCACTGTTGGTCGGCGCTGTACGAGTCGATCTCGGCGCCGGTGAGCCAGCTCCATTGCCCGTCGACCTTGCGATGGATGGCCACGCCGATGTTGCTGGTGTCTTTGAACTCGACGAATACTGCGTAGAAGTTGTCGCTGTCGTGGTAGCGCATCAGCACGCCGGGCACGATCCAGTCGCCGTCGGCGACGACGGTCGTCGACACGGTGGCCAGGATCTCGAGGTTGGTGGCCGATACGGGCATTGTGATCACGCGCGCGTCCGAGACGGCTCCGATGGCGACCTGGCCGATCTCGTCGGTGTCGTCGACGGAGAACTCGCTGGCGGGCCCGTCGCGGATGATCCAGTCGGGTCCGATGGTGGGGCTGCCCCACCCGTCGGTCTCGGCGCGGGCGTAGAGGTCGTGGATGGTGTCGCTGTCGGTGACGCGCACGTCCTCGCCGCCACCGATGCGCACGTCGACGGGAAGGTCGTTGCCGTCGGTGGTCCATGCGGGTCCGTCGCGGGTGGCCACCAGCATGGTGGTGGCGGTGTTGTCGAGGTCGGCGGCGGTGTCCGAGCCGGCGGTGTCGGCGCGGATCGGCTCATCGGGCTCGGCGTCATCGACGGCTGTGGGCGCGAGGACGCCGACGGTCCACGGGGACGCCGGGGTGCAGGTGACGACGATGTCGTGGGTGGGCTGGCCTTTGTTCTCCTCGAGGCCCTGCACGATGACGTCGACCGGCTCGGGCAGCCACGCGGGTGTGTTGATGATCTGCATGCGGTCGCCCTCGGCGACGGTCTGGAGCTCGCTGTGCCGCGCGGCCATGCGGGGGTTGGCGAGGTCGACGCGCACGGTGGGGAATCGCGGCTCGTCGATGGTGCCCAGGTGCAGGCGCCAGCCGGCTTGGTGCGGTAGCTGCGCGTCGCCGGCGACGTTGACGTCGGGGGCGTCGTCGTAGCGGCCGACCCCGTCGGGTGGCGGCGCGACCGACAGGGGTCCGGTGCGCTGCACGGCCCGGTATTCGGACCCGCGGGGCCGGCTGACGGTGACGTCGTTGCGCAGCGCCTGGTCGTCTTCGACGGGCTCGAACGGGGCGAACACCTCACCCGAGGAGTAGTCGAGCAGCACCCGTGGTGTCTGGTTGTAGAGGGTGGCGCGGGGGCGCCACAGCAGGGCGAGCGCGTCGGCGCGTTCGCCGAAGTAGCCGAGGTCGGCGCCGGCGGCGCTGCGCAGCAGGGCCAGCAGGGACTCGGGGGTCTGCGCGCCGACGGCCTCGGTGTCCTCGCGGGTGGAGACGACCCGCAGCGGGATGTCCTCGTCGGCGGTGAGCCGCTGCAGTCGGTCGGTGGCTGACTCGCCGGACCAGGCGTCCATGGATCGTCCGATGACGTCCCAGATGCTGTGCACGTCCCCGTTCATCACCGCGATGTGGCCGACCGCGGTGCCGCCGAGATCGCTGCCGCCGCCGGGCGTGTTGATGCGTCGGATGCGCCCGTAGGTGTGGCCCGCGAGGGTGCCGTCGAGGACGCTGCCGGTGTCGGCGCCTGCCTCGAACACCCCTAGTTGCCAGTCGATGTCGGATCCCTGCTGCGATAGCCACAGGCTGAACATGAGGTCGGTGCCGTTGGCGTCGGCGGCGAACCAGATCGAGCTCAGCACTTGGTCGCCGCCCTCGGTGGCGTCGTAGGCGCGCAGGCCGAACGACCCATCGCTGTTGACGATCACGTCCCACCGCGCCACCGAGCCGGTGGTGGGGATGGTGAACAGGCGCTGTTCCCCGTCAACCCCGTTGTCTGGCAGGTGCAGCAGCGCGATGAGGCGCTGGTCGGCATCCGGGTCGTATTCGGGGATCACGGGACGCAGCCGGCCGGTGGTCAGCTGCGGTAGTGCCTCGGAGGACGGCAACCCCTCGTAGCTGGACAGGTCGACCTCGCCCTCGATCTCGGCCGAGGGCTGTCCGATGCCCGAGGCGATGCGGCTGGCATTCTCGCCGTCCTCGCACGGCCAGTATCCGACGATCTCACTGCGGCTGGACAGGTCGCGAAACAGTGATGAGCGCAGTGGTTTCGAGCCCTGCTGCAGCCGGTGCAGGATGCCCCACGCCTGGATCGGGGCCCAGAGGTCGTTACCCGAGAGGTCCCACCGCAGCGGCCATCGGGAGACCTCGCCGCTGAACCGCACCGCGCTGTCGGCCAGGACGGCGGCCTCGTGCAGTATCCACTCGTGACCGTCATCAGCGGTCCAGCTGGTACTCGTGAGATCGTCCTGGTCGGCGAACTCGGCATCGGCCACGAGCGTCCCGTCGACGCCGGCGCGAAGCTGGAACGCGTGGATGGTGCCCGAGAACGTGGCGTCGTCGGGGAATATCGCACCGCCGCCGGCGCCGGCCCCGATCTCGAGGGGCGCGTCGGAGGCGTAGATGCTGGTCGTGGCATCGTGGACTACGTCGTTGCCGAGCTGGCTCCACGTGTCGCCGATGCTGGCTGCGGTGTAGAACCGGGCGATGGCGTTCCCGTTTCCGTCGTCGACGATGAGGACGATGCGCAGCGCGAGCAGGTCGGCGTCGGCCGGGACGGGTGAGGTGGAGGTCGACTGCTTGAACGTGTTGAACGTGCCGTCCTCGCTGTGCGACAGGCGGAGCGTGCCGTCCGCCATGTGCTGCGCCATCCACGAGCGGTTGTCGCCGGAGATCTGGTATTTCGACGCGAGCAGCGTGTCGGCGTCGGGCCGCCACGAGGTGGGTGTGGCCTCGAAGACGATGTCGATGTCGCCGATGATGTCGAGCGAGGAAGCGTCCTCGGTGTGCGCGTACGATCCGTCCTCGCCCGGTAGCCACATGCCCTGCTGGCTGGGCCCGATCCGCACCCGCAACGGGGTGTTGCGGCCGACCTTGCCGAACAGTGGGCTGTGCGGGTTGCGGGGGCTGTAGCGGCCGTGCCGGTTGTTGAGCAGCATGCGGCAGCTGCTCGGGTCGACGTGCTCGGACCAGTCGCGGCGGCCCCGCTCGATGTGCACGTCCTGCCGGGGAGTGCGCACGTCGCTGGTGATGTCGTGCCACTGCCCGTCGTAGAACAGCTGCACGGCGAGGTCGGCCATCAGTTCGCTCCGGCGAACACGACGTCGAGCCCGCCTCGCGCTTTGATGCCGCGGCGGAACAGGCGGATGAGGTCCTCGTCGCCGTCGAGCTCGATGCGCAGGGTGCCGCCGAGCCCGCCGGCGCCGCGCTCGAGGGGGCTCACGCGTGCACCGCGCGGCAGGTCGAGCACCTCGGGCCCGCGCTCGCCGACCACGGCGCGGCCCCCGCCGAGGATGTCGCCGCCCTCGGCCAGCATCGGGATCGAGGGAATGTGCGGGATCGACACGCCCGGCACGCTGTTGGCCCCGTCGATCAGCGAGTTGATGCCGCCGATCGCGCCGTTGATCAGGCCAATCGCCCCGTTCACAGCACTGCGCGCGCCGGAGGTGACCCCGCCCCACATGCCGCCGAAGAACCCCTTGATGTCCGATATGGCGCCCCAGAACTTGTCACGCATCCAGTCCATTCGACCGGTGACCCAGCCGATGACCGAGTTGGCCTGGTCTCGGACCCATCCGAGCCCGCCGACGAACGCGTCGAGCGCGCGCTTGATGCCGCGCCGCCAGAACGTGCGCGTGAACCAGTCGGCGAACGCGGAGGCCTTGTCCCAGATCCAGTCCCACGCGGCCTGGAATGCTGCCTTGACCTCGTCCCAGTTCTTGATGACCAGCACGCCGATTGCGATCAGCGCGGCGATCGCGGCGATGATCAGGAAGATGGGATTGGCCAACATCGTCAGGTTCAGCTTGGTCTGCGCCAACGTCCAGGCTTTGGTGATGCCCACGATCGTCTTGCCGATCGGGCCGAGCGCCAGCAGCGCCGGCGCCACGGTGCCCGCAGCCTCGGCGAGCCCGCCGTAACGGAACATGAGATCGTCCACACGGTTCTGCAGGCTTTGCAGTAACGTGTCGTTGGTGTCGGCCGCGTCCGAGATCTCCTCGAGCGAGCCCGGCACCGCCTGGGACTCGTCCTGGTAGCGGGCCCACTCGTCGGCGGTGAGCCCGATCGATTCGAGGAAGGACTCCATGTCTCCCTCCGAATCGGACAGTGCCTGCTCGACCTCCTTGATCGCGCGATTGGCCTCGAACCCGCGGTCCTCGAATACCTGGATCGCCGCCGAGGTGTCCTCGAGCCCGAAGTTCAGCGCGTCGAGCTCGTCGGGCACGCGGTTGAGTACCCGGGTCAGCCGGCCGACACTGCCGTCGGCCTGGTCCATCAGCTGGAACAGCGCGTCGCCCTGCCCGGCGGCATCCTCCATGCTCATGCCCAGTGGGGTGAGCACGCTCTCGACGTCGCCGATCGCGCTGGGCAGGTCGGTGCCCATGGCGGTGGCCAGGTCGTCGATCGCGGGCAGCACATCGCGCATGCCCTCCTCGCTGGTGACCCCGGCCTGGGCCAGGTCCTCCATGGCGAACGCGAAGTCGCTCGCGTCACCCTGCCCCTCGGAGAGTTCGGTCGCCAGGCCGCGCACCGCGTCCGCGCTGAGTTCCGAGCGCACCGCAGTGACGTCCATGCTCGCGTTGACGTCCTGCTGCGAGCGGGCGAATGCCTCCATGGCCCCACCGGCCGCGGCCCCGGCCGCGGCGATGGTGGCGAAGTTGCGGTCGATGACCCCGGCCAGCCCGCCGAGCTCGGACTCGGCGTCGCTGGCATCGGCGCCGACGTTGATCGACAGCTCGTCCAGTGTGGCCACGCCTCACCTCCCTAGGAGGTTGTGCCGCTGTGCGTCCCGCCGAGTGCGGCGTTGATGCTGCTGACCTCGCGCAGCAGCTCGTGCGGAGTTTTGGGGCCGCGTCGCTGATCCCACTCGAGGAGGAAGTCAGTGACGCGTTTGGTGCCGCGTTTGCCGCCCAGAGCGCGGATGCTGTTGGATACCGTCGCCGCGACCAGCGCGGCGTGGTAGTCGCCCCGGCCCGGCCCGAGTGGCCCGTCGATGCGCTCGAACGCGCGCCATTCGGTCAGTTCCGCCGAGCTCGTCCGCGCGAGCAGCTCGGCCACGGTGCAGCCGAGCTGCGCCGCTAGTCGGAAGTAGAATCGTCGCTCTGGGCGGCTGCGGAGTTTCCCGCCATCTCCTCCACGGCATCCTTCTTGAGGCCGGAGAGCTCGTTGGCCTTGGCGAACAGGCGGCTGATCACGCCAGCGTTCTTCTCACCGAGCTTACGGGTCTGCGTGATCGAGAACAGCGGCTGGAACTGCTCGTCCACCAGGGACAGGGCCACGATCCGGATCTCGGTCTCGGCGATGGCGTCCGATTTGACCTGCACGTCCTGCCCTTTGATCGCCATCATGGTGCCGTTGACGCGGGCGCGTTGCGTTCCGGTCAGGCCCCGCACGCGCACCGTGCCGCCCCACTCGGGCACTTCGACGTCCTCGTACGGGATGTCGTCGGTGGCCAGGATCTCGTCGGCGGTCAGTAGGCTCATGGGCTCGCTCCGTGTCGCGTCGGGATCAGACACCGGTCAGGCTTAGGTCCGGCTTGCCCGTGATCTTGACCGTGACCGATCGTTCGGCTTTGTCGTCGTGCGGGAACTCGTCGCCGAGCGCGGTGATCAGCGCGCTGAACTCCCAGGTGTATTCCTCGGCGGTGCCGGGCAGGATCACCACCCGGTAGTCCCGTAACGAGTCCTCCTCGAAGTCGTCGTCGAGCAGCTGCTGGGTGGAGCTGTCCGGGTCGTAGTTGAGGGTGAGCTCCACGCTGCCGCCGTCCTTGAGTCCTTTGACGAACTCGCGGTACTTGTCGGGGCTGTCGTGGGCAGTGACCTCGATCTGTTCGCGTTCGCGGCTGGGCCCGGAAATGTCGGTGACGTTGGCGATCGTTTCGAACACCGGATCTGTTTCGGCCATGTCGGACCGTGCGAACTGGGTGCCGAACGCGTCGATGCCAGCCATGAGCTAGTCCTCCTGTGCGGTATAGATACGGAAGCGGTCCACGCGGTGGCGGATGCTGGGTTCGGGGTCACGCAGCTGTTGCGTGCTCTCGTGGGCGATGAGGTAGACGGCGTGCCCGGCGACGTGGGTATCGAGCGCGGCATGGTTGCGGGCCAGCAGCGCGACGAGGCGTTCGCCGATGCGGTTACCCGGGCGGCTGGAGCGGGCCCGGCTCCAGGTGTGGATGGTGTGCACAAGCTGGCGCCCGTGCCGCCCGTGGGTGTTGTCGGGGCTGGACTGCACGTCGCCGATGCGCACGTAGTCCAACTCGGCGTCCTCGGGCACCTCGTCATACACGCCGGTGACCAGGTCCATCAGCGCGGTGTCGCCGGTCAGCAGCGTGTACAGCCCGGCCTGGACCGCGTCCAGCGGGTCGGAGGCGGTCACCGGCTGATGTCCTTGAGCGCCGACTCCAGCTGCACCCGAACGCGCCGCGGCAGCCGGGTTCGGCTGCCCTCCACGGCCGGGGCGGCGAACGGCTGCGCGGCCATCTTCGAGGTGCCAAACTCGACCCAGATCGCGTGGGTGGCCGTCGCGGCCACGGTCCCAGTCAGACCGTCGACACGCGACTCGATCGAGTCGATCAACTCGCCGGTCTCGCCCCGCGGCGCCGTGTCGCGCATGTCGTCGGCCACGGCCTGGGTTTCGGACGCGATGGCCGACTCGAGCGCGGTGCGTACCGCCGGCGGCAGCTCGTCGAGCTTGCCCTTGAGGCGGTCCACACCGTCGATCGAGACGTGCATCCGCGCGCGTTTGCTCACCGCTGCCCCAGCGCGCGCTTGTGCCGACGGATGCGGCGCTCGAGCATCTGCCGCCTGGCGGGCGTTTTCGCGCGGGCGTGCAGCGCCTCGAGCCGTTCGATCTCGTGCCGCAGCTCGTCGTGACTGTGCGGCCCCCGGGTGCCGTCCGAGGTGGTCTCGGCTGCCGGTGCCGCGTCGGTGATGTCCTCGCCACTCGGGGTGGCCGTGTCGCCGGCGCTGCTGCTGGGCTTGTGCTTGGTCACGTTGGCTCCTCTTGGGTGCGTTCGGTGTCGCAGCGTTGGTAGGCCGCGATGGACGGGGTCACCACCGCCACGACTCGGTAGGTCAGGTCGCCGTCGCGGAGCTGGTCACCGCGGCGCACGTCGACGGTGGGCAGGACGTAGATCGCCTGTGTGTGCTCGGCACCGTCCTGATGCGCCACGAGCTGTTCACTGGCCGAGGGTTGCGGCAGCCGCGCGGCCACGTCGCCGACCTTGCTCCAGCTGTAGGTCTGGCCGCCGACGTCGTCGGTGCTGATGTCGCGGCGCCACACCGCCACCGTGCGGTTGAGCAGGTGGGCGATCACGGCCGGGCTCCGTAGGCGGAGATGGTGCGCAGCTCACTCGCGTCGAGCTGCGCGGCGGCCACGTTCTGGCTCCATTGGCGCATCCAGTCACCGATCTGCTCCTGCGTCTTGCCGTCCGGGTTGTCCCACACGCTGTCGGCCAGGCGCAGCGCGATGTGCTTGAGCGCCATCGGGATCGGGTCGTAGCCGGCGGTGTAGGTGACCTCGACCGCGGCCTCGTGGGCCGGCCAGGCGCGCGCACCGCGGCGGATGAGGATGCCCGCGCTCGACCAGGTGTAGTCCTCGGTGAGCCCTTCGGTGAGTGTGGTGCCGTCCTCGAGCAGCGTCACCGTGGCGACGTCGGAGACCGGCCAGCGCGGCACCAGTAGCCGCGCGGTGCCGCTGCCGTCCAGCGTGACCGTGTCGGTGGATTCCTCGAGCGGCTGCCGTGCCTCGTCCTCGATACGGCCGGTGGCCAGATCGAGCAGCAGCTCGGCGGTTTCGGTCTGGTCAGTGGTAAACGCCGGGTGGCGCATCCACAGCCGCAGATCCTCCGCACTGGCGAAGGCCATCACTCACCCCGCACGGTTACTGCTCGTCGCCCTCACCGGTGGATGCGTCGCCGTCTGCGCCATCGGCGGTCTCGGCGTCGCCCTCGGCCTCGCCGGTGGATTTGCGGCGGCTCGTCTTGCGGGACCGCCGCGACGGGGCCGGCGACTGCTCGGTCTGCTCGGTCTGGCCGGCCCGCTCCGCGGGGTCGTCGCCGGCGTCGACGGCGTAGCCGCGCGCGATCAGCCGCTGCGCACGGTCATCTGCCACCTGGTAGGTGCGGCCGGGTGCGAGCGTACGTTCCGGCAGGGCGCACAGCGCCTTCATCGTGATACGCATGGTTCTCCCATCGGGTCAGGCCGTGGGGCGGGGCACCCGGGCGGACCGGATGCCCCGCGCCACGGGTGGGGTTACGGCTTGGCGCGGCCGCGAGCGCGCAGCACGGAGACGCCGAACTCTGCGTCGCCGGTGCCGCCGTCGGTGGCCACCACCCGTACCCACTGCTTGATGCCGTGGTAGCCGACGACGGTGACCGTGTTCGCGTCCGGCGCATCGGGCGTGGTGCCGTCGAGCTCGTCGGCATCGACCTCCGCGTAGGCGTCGGTGGCACCGTCGTCGTCGGAGTGCTCGACGGTGAACGTCCACGAGTTGTCGGTGACCGCGCCGACGTCGAACACCATCGCGGCGGCGTCGTAGTTGGCCAGGTCCACGCCGCTGCCGGTCTGGTCGCCACCACTGTGGCTGCCCGGGACGATCGATTGGGCGATCGCCACGTGGTTCTTGATGTCCTGCCTCATGGGGTGTCCTCCTTATCGCGTGCCCGAGCGGACCTGCAGCCGCACGAACGGCTCCTCGAGCGTGGGCATCCCGTCCGTCTCCAGCCGGCCGATGAACCCGACCTGGTTCTTCTCGGCGTAGAGCTCCACGAGCCGCTGGACCTCCATGTCGAGCGCGTCGACGATCCAGTAGAACGAGAAGTCGCCGAGCATGCCCACGTACGCGTCGGACTCGACCGTGGAGGGAGCGAACTCGTTGACCAGGAACGGCAGCTCGAGAATCGTGTCGGGCCGGTCCCCGGACAGGCCGGGCTGCCAGACGTACTGGTCGTTGGCGTCCTTGATCTTGCGGACACGCTTGACGACGTTGCGGTGGAACAGCCACCGCGCCCGCCGGTAGTACTGCGGCTTGAGGGTGTACTTGGCGTCGATCAGCTCGTCGGCCACCTCGACGCCGGTACCGATGTCGCCACTGGCGCCGACCTTGACATCCCGGTTGGTCGAGATGCCGTCGGTGGAGGCGGTGAACAGGCCGAGCGGCTTCTGGTTGCCGTCCCCGGTCATGTAGGCCTGCTCCGTGGTGGTGGCGAACTTGTAGGACAGGCGGTCCCGCACGATCGCCTCCGGGCCGAGTGTGGCCCGCCGCAGCAGGGTGCGGCTCGCCTTGATCCGCTTGGCCAGCGGGTGCGGCCGCAGCTCGCGACGCCCGACCCGCAGGCTGTCGTCCTGCGACCCGGTCCCGACCTCGGACGTCCACTGGGCGTCGTCGAGATCGGAGTCCAGTGTGGGCACACCCAGCGATTCGGCCTCGCCGATGCGCTGCGTCGTGGCCAGACCGCGGATAGCCACCGCGTCGTCGACGGCCTGCAGCAGCGTCTCCACGAACTGCTGCGGGGCTACGAGGAACCCGCCCTCGGGGTCGTTGGCCATGTTCAGCGCCCGCTCCTGCTCGGCGGACAGGTTCGCCCGCCCACCCATCAGGTACGACCGGAACGCGGACTCGGCCGAGTTGTCGCGCCCACCGGCATCGGGGCCGTTGCCCTCGCCGCCCTCGGGGCCGGTCTGCAGGCGCCGCTCCTGCTCGCGCAGGCGCTCCTCGCGGTTGATGGCCTGCTCGAGCGTGTCGGCTTCAGCCATGAGCCGGTCGAACTGTTGCTCCTCCTCGCCGGTGAGATCGCGCCCGGCCTCGGACGCCGCGTCGAGGAGCGCCCGCGCCTGGGCGGCGTGCTGGGCACGCTGGTTGCGCAGGTCGTGAATCGTCATGATCACTCCTAGAGATTGCTGTGAGCAGCCGGCAGCCCAGGACCAGCCGGGGTCCTGCGTGGCGGCGTGATGGGTCATGCGATCGCCCGGCCGGGGGCGACCGTGGTCTTTACAGGCCGCGTTCGGCCAGCGCCAGGCGCCGCCGACGCAGCTCGGCCGGCGATGCCTGGTGCGTCGCACCGCCACCGGTGTCGCTGCCTGCGGCGTCGACGAGGTTGGACAGTGCCTGGATGGCGTCCTCGACCAGCTGCCGGTGCGACGTGGGCAGTCCCGTTCCGGCGCGCGTGTCGGACAGCATTCGCACCAGCGCCAGGGATCGCCCGTCGTCGGCGACCGCGTCGGGGTCCATCGGCAGCGGCACCACCGACACCTCGAACAGGCGCCATGTCGCGGGAACGCCGGCCTGGTCGATGTCGGCGGCGTCGAATCCCACGCTCACGGCGTTGAGGAATCCGTTGCGCACCTTGCGTTCGACACGGTCGGCGAACTCGTCCTCGCGGTCGAACACGAGCCCGCCCACCAGCCGACCGTCGTCGACGCGGGGCTGGTCGACGCGGCCGATCGGTAGGGCGTCGCGGCCCCAGTAGTCGTGCCCGTACCCGAGGATCGGGTTGTCACGGAACCGCTCCAGGTCGAGGTTGTCCATGCGCAAGTCGATGCCGTCGTCCTTGCGGCCCTCGGTGGCCAGCACGAACGGCACGGGCTCGTCCTCGCCGGTGCTGGTGTCGCGCACGGCATAGCCGCGCAGGTAGCGTCTCATCGATTCCTCCCGGGTCGTCGCGATCGGTCGCGCGGGCTGGTGGTCTGGCGTGGAACGGACCACGCCGGCGCCTCGTCCGAGTCGTCGTCCGCCTCGTTGGCCGGGCGCGCGCACGGCCGGTGGCGTCCCGCTCCGCAGGTGTCGCGCGCGTCGGTGCCGCCGCAGCGCGGGCACGTGCCGCGGTCGTGATCAGGATCCACAGCAGACCACCTCCCGTCCGTGTGGCTGTGGGCTAGTCGGGAACGATCTGGCAGTCGCACCCGGGGTGCAGCGGCGGGTGGAACGTGTCGCGGGCGATGTCGAGTTTTTCCTCCAGCCCGGTCACGGCGCTGTCCTTCTCGCGGAACGGCTGCTCGATGGCGACCACGGTGCCGTCGAGGCTGTCGCAGAACGGGCAGTCCTCGCCGACGGTGACCCACCGCAGCCGCCGTACTCCGGAGGAGCGCCACGCTTCGCGGGCGGCGCCGTTGGCGGCCTGGTTCGACTCCCACCGGGCAGTGCGTTCGGGGCGCTCGTCGACCCACTTGTCCAGCCGCTGGCGCACCGACTCGGTCGGATCGTCCGCGCCGGCGAGCTTGGCCAGCTGCCCGACCGCCGAGCCGATCCGATAGTCCACATGCGAGGCGACGTAGGAGGTGACCCACCGCTCGAGGTCGACGTCCTCGTCGCCGCCGACGTCGGCGACCGCGTCGGCGGCGACCTCGCTCACCAGCGAGGAAATGACCGGTGTGAACGCCTTACTGGTGCGGTCGGCGATGCGGTCCTCGTATAGCTCCCGGACGGCGGCGACGAACGCGTCGGCCGAGCGGGACCGCTCGAGGTGCTTACTCGCCAACGCGCCGACCTCGCTGCGCTCGAGCTTGGCGATGCGCTCGTCGGCGTCGGCGAGCATCGGTTTGAACGACTCGCCGATGCGGCGGCGCCCCTCGGTAGAGCGGGACCGCAGCTGGCGCGCCATGGCCGTGCTGGCCCGTCCCGGTTCCTCGGTCTGCTCCCCCGGGGCAGGCGCGGGCACCATGTTCAGCGGCACCAGGTACGTCTCGCCCCGACGGTCCGGCAGCGGGTTCTCGTTCTCCTTCTCGCGGATGTCGTCGGCCGACATCCAGCCCCACTGGCGCGCGATCGAGTAGGCCTGAAACCGGGTCTGGATGTCGCCGCGCAGCAGCCCGTCGACCAGGTGCTCGGCGAAGAACCGTTGCCGGTCGGCGGCCAGCAGCAGCTGGGTGTTGATGGCCTGCTCCCACCGGACCAGCCAGGAGCGCAGCGCGCTGGAGACGTAGTCGATCTGCTGCGACTCGATGTTGCTGAACGTGGCGCGTTCGAGGTCACCGATCTTGTGCGGCGGCAGCCGTAGCCACCGGGCGGCCTCGGTCACCTGCAGCCGTCGGGTCTCGAGGAACTGGGCATCCTCCGGCGGCACGCCGACCTGGCGCCAGGTCACCCCCTCCTCGAGGATCGCCACCCGCTGGGACCGGTCGAGCCCTTTGTGGAGGTTCTCCCAGTCTGTCCTCATGCGCTCGCGCGCCTGGTCGGTCACCCGGCCCGGGTGCTCGAGCACCCCGCCGGGGCGGGAGCCGTTGCCGAAGAAGCTCGCGCCGTAGCGTTCGGTCGCCATCCCGAGCCCGATCGACTGGCGCGCCAGGTGCACCACCGAGTAGCCCCGAATGCCGTCGAACCCGAGCCCGTGCACGTGCAGCACCTCGTCGGGCAGCAGGTCTGCCTGGATGTTGTTGACCGGGTCGCGGTAGCGGTAGAGCACCCTGATGCGGCCGCGCTGGTCGGTGGCGGTTTCGATGGTCAGCCGGTCGGGCCGTAGCGGCCACATCTCGGTGACCTGCCCGGACCCGTTACGCACCACATACGCCACGCCGTCACCCCAGGTCAGGGCGTGGCCCTGCAGGGTTTCGCGGAACTGCATCGAGCCCATCAGCGGGTTGGGCGCATCGTGCAGCAGCGGGTACAGCGGATGGTCCCGCGCGCGGCGTTTGCCGCGCGGGTCGAGCCGCTCGTACACCGGCAGCGGCAGCGACGCGATGTCCTCGGAGATCACCCGGAGGCCGGCGAAGAACGGGCCGTACTCCAGGGCGGTGCTCTGATCGACGCTGACGCCGGCGGCGGTGTCGGCGCCGCCGCGCAGCCAGTCCACCACCCACTGCTCGGGCGTGGCGATCCCGGAGGATCCGGAGACGGTGGCGCGCGCCACGGACCGGGCGAATCCCACGTCAGTCGCCCCTCCGGCCGGACGGCATCACGCTGGCCAGTTCGGCGCCGCGGGCGCCGGCCACGCCGGCGAGCATGCCGAGCACACCCATCACCACCAGCGCGATTCCGACACTGAACGTCAACGCCAGCCCGGCGAACGTCATCAGCGCCGAGAGCACGATCAGCACGTCCCAGCCGTCGAGCGCGGCGCGCAGCCCGCCCCATCCGGCGGGTTCGGCTGCGCTGGTGCGGCGGCTCATCCCACGCTCCTCGCTGTCACAGGCTCATCAGCCCCCGTTCCTCGTACACGCTCGGCGCGGGCTCGCCGCGCATCTGTCCGTCCTGGGCGAAGAAGATCGCCGGCATTCCGTCGATGCGCACCCCGACCCGGTCGCGATTCGGTTTGACCGGCCGCAGCCGCTCGGGATCGTCGGTCGGCGACTTCGCCTCGAGGTTGTCGGCCATCCACCGGGCGACCGGGTTGCCGTGGTGGGCGTACTCGCGCGCCTTGAGCCGGCGCATGAACTCCTTCATCGGCGGGGTCATGCGCTCGTAGGTCGTCGACGACTCGTACATCTCCAGACCGGTGCGCTTGACGATCTCCTGCCGCACCGGCTCACCGGACCACTTGTCGTAGGTGGCGTCGACGATGATGAACCGCTCGTGGTCGGCCTCGATGTCGTCGTAGATGCGGTCGTAGTCGATCGTGTCGCCCTCGGTGACGGTCACCCATCCCTGCTCGCACCACTGGCCGAACCGGTCACCGGTGTGCTCGTCCAGCAGCGGCACCACCGACTCGGGGCACCAGAACCGCCACAGCACCGAGCCGCTGTCGAACAGCAGACACCACGCGGTCAGGTCCAGCTTGCTGGACAGGTCCAACCCTGCCCAGCACTTGTGTCCCGACAGCTGGTCGGCCACCCAGCCCGGGCGGGTCGCGGGCTCGCCGCTGTTGTCATCCCACAGGTCCATCGGGATCCACCGGGTCACCTGCTGCACCCGCTGGTTGACCTGGTACTGGCGGAACTCGTTTTCCTTGGTGCGGTCGAGCTGGCCGTCGCTGGCCTGCCGGCGCATCGCCTCGCGGCTCTTGAACGCATCCAGCGCGGGGTTGGGCCAGCGCCAGTTCCGCTCGTCGAACGGATCCGTCGAGACCGGCAGGTCCGGGTGGCCGTCGAAGATGCGGTGCAGCCGCTCGAGCTGATCCGCATTGGACGGCAGCTTGCGCACGAACGTGAACGTGTGCGGCGCCCGCGACGGGTCCTCCTGCACCCGCTCGGCCTCGTTGATCAGCTCGGCGCCGAACGACGCGCTGTCGTTGGTCTCGGTCGTGGTCGCATAGCACAGCTCCTGCAGCCGGGCGCCGGCGGCGCTGGTCATCGCGCCCCACAGCGAACCGTCCGGCTGCGCCAGCACCTCGTCCAGGTTGAACGCGTGCGGGTTGTGCCCGAGCTCGCCCTGGGCGTCGGCGGTGAGGATCTCGTAGTGCGACCCGGTCTGCTCGTCGACCAGCCGACGGGACTGCTTGATGTGCCGCAGCCGCTTGGACAGCCGCGGCGACAGCTGCACCATCCGCAGCGCCGGCTCGAACACCTTGCCGGCCTGCTTGGTGTCCTTGGCCGCGCAGTACACCTCGGCGGCCTCCTCGTCGTCGCCGACCAGCATGTACAGCTGGATCCCCGCAGCCAGCTCGGACTTGCCGTTCTTTCTGCCGACGACGATGTAGGCGACCCGGTAGCGGCGTGCGTAGCACTCCCACTCGTGCGACCACTGCACCTCGCCGAACAGCGGACGCAGGATCTCGTGCTCCTGCCACGGCAGCGGCTCGAACGGCGTGCGCTTGAGCGGCCCCTTGGTGTGCACCAGCATCCGGGAGAAGAACGCCACCACCCGGTCGGCGCGCGGCTCGCAATAGTGCGCCCCGCGCTTGGTGCAGGTGTTGTCCCGGAACGTGTAGCGGCACGTGCGGCCGGTGCTGTCGTCGGGGCGCCACCGTGCGTCGTGGTCAACCGGTGAGGAGGTCGGCGTCCGGGTCACGGTCGGGCTCCCCGATGGTGAGGTCAGCGCGGTCGCTCGGCGTCAGCCCGAACCGCGCGCCGTAGCGCTGCACCTGCGCGTCGGCCTCGCGCAGCACCAGCAGCCACGGGTTCTTGCCCAATCGCACCCCGGTCTGCTCGCCGTTCTTGTTGAACACCGGAAGCTCGATGACCTCGCCCTGCCGTTCGAGCCGGCGCGCGGCGCGGCGCCGGCGCGCGGCCGCGTCGCAGAACGTCGCGAACATCTCGACGTCCCAGGCGGTGAGCACGTTCTTGGCGATCAGATCCGGCGCGTAGGTCTGCCACACGGTGCGCGCCGGCCGCGACAGCCACGACGGCGGCGTGATGTCCTGCTGCGACGGCGCCGGCTCCTGCGCGTTGACCCGCTGAGGGTTCTTCTTGTGATCGCCGTGCAGGTACGCCAGGTTCGTCGGCTTCTTGCCCGGCCCGCGCCTACCCACCATGCACCGCCAGCGACTGGTGCCGGGTGAACCAGGAGCGGATCACCGACTCGACCTCGGCGACATCGCGGCCGTCCGGATCGGCGTACAGCCGCCGCAAGCACTCGTCCATCGACGTGTCCATCACGTGATCGGTCCAGACCATACCGTGGTTGAGCGGCCACGTGGCCACGATCCAGGCCGACCGCGGCTCACGGCCACCGCGCCGCTGCCCGAGTCGACTGATCACCGCATCCCGAGCCGCAGCGACATAAGGGGCCAACACCGGGTCGTGGTGCCGGCTCGCCTGCCCGGCCAGCGCCATCATCAGCCGATCCCAGTCCACGACGAGATCGCCCGGCCGGCGCCGCTCGTCGACGAACGTGGACTTGCCCGAGCACGGAGGGCCGAACACCACGTGCACCTCGGTCTGCCCGTGGTCCTCGCAGTAGTCGGTGGTCGTCACCGACACCGAGCAGCCCGGCTGCAGACACCGACGACGAGCCCGATACGGCATGATCACCCTCCGTAATTGCCTCGTGGTTCCGCGCTGACTGCTGGTACGGCGGTATCCAATACCTGTGGACACAACAGCGGCCTCCCCCCCGCCGGTCTCGGCGCCCCGCTGCCAGGGATTACGACGCCCCTCCCCTGCGGCCACGGTCACCGGCAGGGTGGGTGGTGCCAGCCGCCAGGCTGACGCGCTGCTGTCTGCCGCGCGTCACAGCGCCGACACAGGCCACGCCCATGCGCTGGGTCGTTCGCGTCCTCGCCGGCGGCGACCAGTTCGTCCCGTGACCGTGGATAGTGATCGGCCACCACCGAGGCACGCTTGCCACACAGCACGCACGTGGGATCGCGGGCCAGCACTCCGGCGCGGAATCGGTCCCGGTGGTCGCGTCCATACCCCCGGGTCGCTGAACTAGCCCGGGGGGTGCGTTGCGAATGCTGGGGGCACTTCGTCTTGCCGGAGCTGGCCTGGCGCGAACAGCCGGAGGTGGTGCAGCGACGCGCGGCGCGACTCGGCATGGCTACCGGCGCCCGTCCGACCAGGGTGCGGTACCGGACTCGCAGCCCAGCGGCGCCGCCAGTCTGAGCTGGTCTGTATCGGGAGTGGATGGATACGGCATGGCGGGTGGTCTCTCCATGCGTCAGCCCCCGGCCGGATGGCGCGGGGGCTGACGAGCGGGTGCGTGTGCGATTCCTGGTAGTGGACACACTTCGCTTGAGCACCCTCAGTGTGCACGATCCTGATCACGGTTGTCCACCTGGGTCACTGTCCGCGTGTCACGGGTGCCCCTCGTCGGTCACGCCGACCGTGATCCGGTCACGGACTCACCGTGTGATGTCCTCCAGCTGCGCGCTCACGTCAGGCTCGCAGTCGCCGACGATCTTAACCCCGGCCGTGCCGTCAGGCGTGGTAGCGACAGTGTCGCCAGCCTCGGCATAGAGCTCGACCTCCTGCGGCGTGGTCATGATGACCGGAATCTGGCATGCGTCGCCGTAGGTGTAGCTGCCCTCGGTCTCGGTGGGCGTGAGGTCGAGATGCGTGGCGATCTGCTCCTCGGTCCAGGGTTCCGGCGCCTCGGATGTGGCAGGGGCAGGGTTGGTGTCGCCCGTGGAGTCGGTGTCGGCGGGTTCGTCGCTACTGCAGCCGGCGACGGCGAGCGCTGCGAGGGCGGATGCGGTGATGAGTGCGCGACGCACGAGGACCTCCTCTATGTCGTGTTTGTCGCATCTACCCTATCGATCTCCGCTTGCCCCTTCGACCGCGTGGGGCCGCCACTCCTCCCGGTAGCCCGGCTGGCCGGCATAGCTGTAGGCGACCGCGCGGGCAGCGACCGTCAACCCCCACAGCAGCTGCGCATGCTCCTGGTCCGGGTAGCGCCGGAACGACTCGGCGGCACGCTCGTACTCGCGCAGGACTGCACGTCTGCCCTCGATGTCGCGCAACACACGGGCACGATCGTGCCGCATCACGTGTCGTGCGTCGCCGAGCGCGGAGAATTGCCCCAACACCTCCGGGGTGAAGTAGTCCGGGCGAGCGGCTCGCGCGACGCGCTCATCCTCGTCGATCTGCGTGCGCAGGAACTCGGCCAGCTCATCCATCATCGACCTCCAGTGCCACTGTGTGCGCCCCAGGCTAGCGTCATAGCATGCGAGGATCACCGCATGAGCTCTGATCTGTTTGTCATCGTGCGCACGCTCGGCGAGGCGCCCGAACTGCTGGCCGCCTACAGTGACCGGGCCACCGCAGAGAATGCCGCTCACGAGCTGGGCGCTGGTCACCACGTCTCCCCTGTGCGGCATGCACCGTCGGACACGGGCCATGTGGCGCACGTATGGGAGTGCCGCGCCACCGTGACCGATGATCGGTACGCAGTCGAGGAGCCCGCGCGGCTGGCGGGAGCGTCACGCATCGTCCTCGATACCAGTGACATGCCCGCCGAGAACGTCTACGTCGACGAACAGGCCGCGAACCTCGAAGCCGCTGTACACGGCCACCGAGTCCACTATGTGCGCGCCTACGCCGCGCGCGCCGATCGAGCGCGCGAGCTTGCCGAAGGCAAAGCACGATCCTTAGCGGACACCCAACCAAATGTGTGATGTAGACGACACACTATCTACTTGCGTTAGTGAGTCGCTACGACGCATAATAGAAGTGTCCCGAAAGGCGGGGCGGCCCCCGGGAAACCGGGTGCTAGCACCACCCTCCGGGGGCCTAACTACAGAGAGGAAGGATCCGGAATGAACGACAAGTTCACCGATGACCGGTTCTACGGGGTTCGCTACCACGAAAGCGCTGGTGAGGACCTTTACCAAGTGGCCGGTCGAATCTTGAGCGATCTCAAGCTCGACCAGCACGAGGGCCGGTTGCCGAGCACTGTGGTCCTCGTGGTCGCAGTCTCCGGCAAGCTCATCACCGTTCAGGCTCACATCCAGGACGGCGACGAGTTCGCCCGGTGGGAAGCGGAGACGATCCGCAACAGGGCGACCACAGTCGCCGACCGGTACAACTGGCGGGGGGTGCACAACCGGAACGACGTCCGCTACGACTTCGCTTGTAGCGTGCGCGGAGTCCGGGGCCGGCTCGACGCCTGGTCGCTAGGCTCGATCATCGGGTGATCCGGAGCAGGGCGGCGGCAGCCAGCCGCCGCCCTGGCCTTCCCTCTCTGGGGATCCAAGAAATAGTCCCGGCGGCTCTAGCACAGCACGCCGGGACGAGGAAAGAATCCGTATAGCCAGGATACGAGGTGTCCAGGATGCCGCGCAAGCCCCTACCGGAGCCACGCGAGGTGGACCGCGTGCGTGCGCTCGCCGCCGAGCTTGCCGAGCTCGAGGAGCGTGTCAGGCAGCTGAGGGCGGAACGCAACAGCGCAATGGTCGACGCCAAGCTCGCCGGCGCTACCGGCGACCAGCTCGCCCGCGCGACCGGCATGACGCGCCGCAACGTCCACGGCGCGCTGCAGTCAGCAGGCTACGACTACAGCTCAGACTGATCACTCCTCGTCCGGCGACACATCGACGCTCTCTACAGGACCGGCAGCGCCTTCGGCGCCGCTGCGCACGCGTGCGGGCGGGTCGCGGCGCTCGGCGTACTCGATCGTCCGCCGCAGCGATTCGAGATGCTGCGGTGTCGACCATGTCTCGCCGCAGTGCAGGCACACGCACCCTCGGTCGTGCTCCATCGACAGGGCCGGTGTCTGGACGTTCTCACCGTCCTGGTGCCGCCACACCATACGGGTGCCGCACTCCGGGCAGGCTGCGGCGACGGTGATGTGCCGCTGCGGATCGAGTAACCCGCGGATCGCTCGCTTGAGGGCGCGCAGCTGCTCCAGCATCGTCGCGACAGCGCGCGGATCGGTCCAGCGACCGACGATGCCGGCGACAGCGCGGATGCGCTCCTCGGGCGTGACGGTGTCCTGCGCGAGCGCCTGAACGTGCATCGCTGCGGCATCGCGCTCAGCCTGCTGCAGCAAGGCGAGCGCGGCCAGGTCGGCCGGCGATCTTGTGGAGCTACGGCCACCAGCCTTACCGTTCTCCGATCCGGTCTCGACGGCCTCGCGCAGCTGGGCGAGCAGGGACGGTTCGGGGTGGATCGTGACGCCGCCATCGTCGCGGTCGGCGGCGCGGTGCACGGTGTCGGCGAGGTCGCGCACGGTCTGGCGTACGTCGTCATGCAGGTCGTGCAGCTCACTCATGCGGCGCTCCTGACAGGGGTGTCGGTGGGCGTTGGGTGACCGGGCGCGTCCATCGGGATCGAGGACCACACCACGGCGTTATAGGCGTACGACGGCGGTAGCCGACTGTGGTGCGGCAGCGGCTGGTGGGGCCACCAAGCGCTGCGTTCGATACCGGGCAGGTCGGTGGCGTCGAGCTGCCACGAGATTGGTCCGAGCATGGCGTCTCCTCAGCGGATGATCGGTGGCCACATGCGGCGCTCGCCGTAGGTGTAGCCCGGTGGCTCCGGCGTCGCCGCCAGCGCCACCTGGGGTGAGCCGCCCGGGCCCTCACGGTTGCGCAGGTGTCGCATGGCCTCGGTGTGCGACTCGTACGGCCCGAGCGGCTCGCGGGCGGTGAACCCGTACCGAGGTAACTCGATCACCCATCCGCTATCGCCCTTGGTGATTCGCGGCCTGCGCTTCACTGATCGCTCCTCTCCTGGTCGTAGCGTGCGTCGTGGTAGCCGGCGATGGGCCGGCGGCCGCCTCGTCGGCTGGGGCGGCTGCAGGGATGCCCCACGCCGGCGCCGCAGGTGGGGCATGGCCGGCGGCGCGGGTTGGGGCGGTTGGTTTCCGGCTCGATCCCGGTGGGTGTCCACCGCCACAGCCCGGGCCCGTCGCTGTAGCGGCGCCGGCGAGTCACGGCGGGTCACCCTTGACCAGCTGAAAGTCGTCGTCACGTGCGTAGCCGAGTAGGCGCTGCAGCCGGTAGCGCAGCAGGAACTCCCACGCCAGGTTCTCCGGCCCGGTCAGGCGGTCGACGGTTGCGTGCTCGCTCTCGTCCGCACGGAATCGGATCTCGGCGACGAGACCGCGGATCAGCTCCTCATCGGACTGGCGCTGGCGCTGCAACATCACGAGTGAGGAGCATTCGCGGTGGTAGAGCCCTGTCTCGCCTTGCCACCAGCGTCCGCGTGACCGATGCCACTGGTGGGACACGTTCGGCCAGTAGTAGCCGCGGCCGGCGATCGTCCAGAATCTCCGCCATCCACGCCACGGACGGCGCCATGTGGCGTGACTGTAGCGGGCCTGCCAGCGCGCCTCGCCGGGCTTGGCGTCAAAGCTACGATCGCGCCGGGGCCACGGTCGTACCACTTCGAACGCGACGGTGAGTGGTGAATGCATCACGAGCTCCTCGGTTTCTCCGGTTTGGGGCAGAGTTCGGTGTGGATGTGCGGGAACGTCGGCACACCACGTCGATGAGGTCAGCCGTCGGTTCCTCCTGATCCGGCCCTGGGATGGTGGCGCCAGCGCACACGGGTCCACCAGTGAGCCGGCATCCAGCGGCTGCTGACCTCGTGGTCAGCGAGCATGCACAGGTGGAAATGCCACAGGCGCCCGCAGTCGTCGCAGCGCCACAGGTCACCGACCTGCCCGTCGTGGACGAAGAAGTCTGCCGCAAAGCTGGAATGAACTTTGCGGGTCGGTACGGGGCACTCGTGTGGCTGCGGTGCAGGCTGTCGCTTAACCCACGTCATCGGACCGCTCCGCGCTGCGCAGGCCGGGGTCAGTGGCTCCCCGGTCGATCACACCGAGGCCGAGGTCGCGGCGTTCACACCAGGCGATGTAACCGACGAGGGCGGTGATGAGAAGCAGTATGAGCATCGTGGGATCTCCAGTCAGGCGGTTTGGGGCAGGGATTGTGGATCGTGGTCGGGTGCTCGCGCGCGCGGAAGCGACTCACCTTGGGAGGTCTCTACACGCATGGTCTTGGTAGGTGGGTGGTCTATGTGGGTGGTAGTAGGCCACCCAGGTGGCCTCCCGATCGTTGATTTTGGCCTCCCAATCGCCTCGGGGTGGTCGCTGTGTGGCCTCTCAATCGCGTCACCCGCCTCCGATTCAGGGGCCATCTGAGTGGCCTCCGGATTGGAGTTATCCACAGGCTCGTCCGGTGTGGACGAACTCGATCGGGAGGCCACCTGAGTGGCCTGTGATTGTGGACGCTCGTCAGGGTCGAGAACGGTGACGCGGTCGAGGAGATCGACGGGGATCGTCAGCTGATGCTCGGTGGTGCGGCCTTGCCCGCCACGGCCGCCGCCGCGCCGGGCGACGGTGAGGAGCCCGAGCCCGCGCAGCTCGGCCAGAGAGCGCTTCACGCTGCGCTCGGATTGGCCAGAGACCGACGCCAGCACGTCGAGCCCGGGTCGCACTCGTGACCCATCGGGATCGGCATAGGTGGCGAGGATGAGGGCGAGAAACTTCACGCGCACGGGCAGCACGACGCGGCGCATGACCCGCTCCCACTCGAATCGGCCGGCTGGCCGGGGCGGTTCGACGTGTTCCTGGTCGTGCGTTGTCAACCGACCCCCTCGCTACGGGCGCGTGAGCGGCGCTTCTGGATGCGATCGCGAATCCTGCGCACTTCTGGCTCGGGGCGCATGAGGTAGGCGGCCGACTCGCCCGGGGTGATGCCGCGGTCCATGAGCTCTGCGATGTGCGCCTCGAAGGTGTCGGAGACAGCGGGGTCCGGCCGGGACGGGTGCGGCAACTGGCGTCGCTCGTCCTCGGTGAGTCCGCCCCACACGCCGTAGCGCTGGCCAGTGTCGAGCGCGTAGCGCAGGCATCGCTCTCGCACAGGGCAGGAACCGCACACGCGCTTGGGCAGCTCGGCGTCGCCGGTAAACGGAAAGAATATCTCCGGGTCGTACTGCCGGCACAGCGCCTTGTTCCGCCAGGTGTCAGTCATGGGTCCTCCTCGGCTGCTGGGTGGTGGTCAATCGATGACGGCGCGCCACTCGTCGACCGAGGCGACGACCCCGCGGGCATCGACCGTCGCGGCGGCCGCAGCGAGGGTGGCGTGCACCTGCGCAGCCGCGAGCAGCTCGTGGACACGGCCCGCCCAGACGTCCATGTCGGACATGACGAGCATCTCCTCGGCGAGGCGGTAGTGCTCGGGACCGGTCATCGCCTCCTCCTACGGTGTCGGTCAGCGTCGGGGCAAACGGCGAAGTGGGCCGTATGCAGAGCGCGACCCTGGGCGCGGGCGCCGGCCGCCTGAGGCGCATTGAGTACGCCGGCGATGAGCTCGCGGCCGCGGTCAGCGATCAGCACGTTGCCGCGCTCGCTCGGGGTCGGGTCGACCGGCATCGACGCGCCGCGCGTGGTCACGGCCCACACGATCGGCCTGCCGCACGAGCTGCACTTGTCGCGCCACGGCGCCCACGTGTCTCTCTCCGGTGTGGTCATATCTCGCTCCTCGTGGTGTGGGGGTGGTGTGCGGCGCAGGTACAGCTCGCGGGGTGGGTTCCGTTCATGGCCGTCCTTCGCCACCGGTCTCGGCCGGGACCCAGCCTCCGGCAGGTGGCGTTGACGCCGCACACCACGACTCGGGGCGGCGCTAGTCCGCCGTGGGTGGTCGGCAGGTCGTGCACGCGCAGAGCAGCTGGCCGTGACTGTCGAGGCCGACGCCCGACAGCTCGCGGCGCCAGCGTCGCCGGCCGCAGAACGCGCACTGGAATCGCCAGCGACGCAGGAGCCGGCGTAGGTTTGCTGGCTCGACGACGTGGTGTGCGCCGCACGCGCCGCAGTCCCACTCGACGGGTACGTCGCTGGTCAGATCAATCTCCGGCATCGCGTGGTCCTTCCTGGTCGGTACCGAGGTCGTGCCAGACGGCCTCGGTGGCATCGCGTAGGGCGGTGACGTCCATGGCGGCGTAGCCCGACGTGGTGGATGGGCTCGCGTGCCGCATGAGTCGCTGGGTCGCGAGCAGGTCACGGGTCTGGCGGTGCACGCGGGTGCCGTAGAGATGGCGCAGGGAGTGAGCGCTGCCGGGCACGTCGTGCTCGCGCATGATCCGGCTGATGGCGTGGGAGAGCCCGTCCACGGTGTATCCTCGGCCGTAGCGACCGCGCACGGCCGGCGCGTCAGGCGGCAGCGCGCGCAGCCGGCGGGCTAGCTCGGGCGGGATCGGCACGCGCCACTCGCTGCTCCCCTTGCCGCGCATGCGCAGCACGTATCCCTCGTCGTCACGCTCGACGTGCTGCGGCTCGACACGGGCGATCTCATGCACCCGCAGCCCGGCGAAGACCGCCAGGGCGACCGGTAGCCACTCGTCGGTGCCGTCGAGCTCGGTCAGCATCCGCCGCACGGCCGCTTCGGGCGCCGGCCGAGGCAAGTTCGCCCGGACGCGGGGCGCGTCGAGCCGCCGTGTCGGATCGTCCTCGCGCAGATCCTCGCGCAGCGACCAGTCGTAGAACGTCCTCAGATGACTGAGGTAGCCGCGCCGCGTCGACGGGGCCCGGCCGACGAGGCCGCGCCACCACCGGCGCAGCTCGCGCTCGGCGACGTCCTCCAGCCGGTCGCCGACCTGGCGCTGCACGCGCGTGAGGAGCAGGTATTTCGATCCGAGCGTGGACGGTGCGGCGCCACGGTCACGGCACGCGGCCAGGTGCGCCGCGATCGTCGCCGTCTGCTCATCCTCGGCGAGGCCGCGCAACCACTCACCTACCTTCGCGGGGACGAATGCCACTCGGTCACCTCCTCGGGGTGGAGCGGGACGAGTCTCCCGACGGGAAACAGGAATTCATCGGTCTGAGCGACCGGCGCTGGCAGCGCGGATCGTTGCGGGTCTCGGCATCGGCGGCAGCCGGCGCGCGGCGCCGCACTCCCACACCGCCACGACTTCGTACACCCACATCCGCTCCGACCGGCCGCACGCCGGGCACCGAGTCGGCGGCCGGTCCACGGTGTGGAGCAGTTCGCCCCACCATTCGCTCGCTCCCTCCCTGCCAGTCATGCCCAGCCCGCCAGCTCGTCACGGATGCGGTCCCACATTTCCTCCGGCTCGGGTCGCGGGTCGTCGCGGCGGACGCGGTCCCGCGGGTATGTGGCGCCGCAGTCGCACGGCTCCGGCGGCCGCGACGGATCCGGCCACGGGTAGAAGTGCCGATGCCGGGCGGTGTCGGCGGTCGCGGCCTCCAGCTCCCGGCGCACCTGCGCCAGCTCGTCGGCCAGCGCGGCATTCTCGTCCCGCAGCTCGTCCTGCTCGGCGGTTAGTTCGCTTACCTGCGTAGCGAGCGCAACAATGCGTTCCTGCCGCTCGTCGCGATCCGCCTCGAGCCGAGCGACCGCCTCCTCGCGCAGCGCCTCCTCGGCGTGCCACAGGCGATTGAGGTCCTTGGCGGCGTCCCACCACGACGCAGCCCGGTCGGCCGCGCGGCGCAGAGTCGCATTACGCGTCCGCACCTGATCGCGGTCCTGGGTCACTCGCACGAGCTGGTCCTCGAGCTCGTCGTACGCCCGGCGTAGCCGCTCCAGCTCGGCGCGCGACTCCTCCCCCTCGCCCAGCGACGCCTCGCCAGCCGCCGGGCGAGGCGTCGCCATCTGCGCCTGCGCCGCCTGCGCGAACGCCTCGATCACATCCCGCGGCGTCGGATCCTGACCGTCCCGCTGCATCCGCGCGTCCGCACGCTGCAGCGCAACCAGCACAGGAGACCGGTCGGTGTGCATCGCAGTCACGGAGCACCACCGCCCCCCTCCTCGAGGCGGATGCGCGTGCGGTCCCATGATTCACACGCCCGGCGGTGCTCCTCCTGCAGATCCTGGAAACGCTGCCGCAGCGCGTCGAGCTCGTCGCGCTGGGCCTGCACGAGGTGCGCGACGTGCGTCCACGCCACGGTGTGGTTGATCTGGCCCGTGTCGACCCCAACCGTGCGGGCGATGCGCATGAGCGTGTCGCCGAGCAGCTTGTTCTCATGCTGCGCGATAGCGAGCCGGGTGAGCCGCTCGGTCACGGTCTTGCTGGTTTCGCCGTGCACCTCGCCACCGGGGTGGTAGTGCGGCCCGAAGTTGGGTTGCGGGTTGTCGCCGACGCAGTAGCACAGCTGGTCTTGCGCCGGGTGGTCCGGCTCGGGCGGTGTGTCGAGCAGGCCAGCTTCGTCAAGCGCGCGGGCGAGCCGCCGGTACGGACCGCGCTTGTCGACACCAGTGGGCTCGCCGTCAGCGCGCCACATGGCCCATGTCGCCTGCTCGACCACGTCTCGGTCAGTCATCGGTCACCTCCCCCGAGGCAGCCCTGGCACAGGGTCTGGCCGTCGTGCTCGTCGAACATCGCTTCCGCGGCTTCCTCGGTGCTGAGGCCGAGTTCTTCGATCGGCAGGTCGCTGACGGTCACTCCGCAGCGCTCGCATTCACTCATCGGTGTCTCCTCGCCTGGCACGGATAGCGGCACGGGCCCGGCCGGTGTGCGTCTTGGTCACGGAGCACCACCGCCCGACGTGCTGGTGTGCTGCCGCATCGTGTGCCCCGGCCGCGGCCCGCAGTCCGGGCAGTACCAGCGGCGGTCACGGCCGACGAATAGCCGCCACCCGCGCGACTCGGCGACATCGGTGTAGTAGTCCCTCCCCTCCAGCCTGGGGATCTCGACGCCCTCTATCCGCTCGTCGCAGCGCGGAGAGTCGCAGGCAACGCCCTTGCAGTAGTCCGTGTACAACTCACCCATCGCGCATCGCATCCTTCTCCCACTTGGCCGCGACGTACCGCAGCACTTCCGCCGCCTCGGCTTTGCTTATCCCCTGCGCGTTGGCCTCGATGACGACCCCGTCCCCGTTCTCCTTCGGACGGACGATCACCGCCGCCAGAGCTTCCCGACCATCGACGAACACCATTCCGCTCGCGTCGCCCCTGTCACTCATCGCGCACCGCCGAGGCAGGAGCGGGGAGGGCCGCGATCGCGCGCAGGCACGCGGCGGTGGCGCGGGCGTCGCCGAGCGCCGTGTGTGGCGCGTCGTTCTGGACGCCGAGTAGCCCGCATACGCGGGACATGCTCGGTAGCTCGCTAATTGGTATGCCGAGGGTGCCGGCGGCGTAGGCGGCGAGGTCGGCGAGCCGGTGGTGCCACGGCTCCAGCGGGGTACATCCGGTGCGGTTGAACAGGATGCGCAGCATGTCGGCGTCGAACGCCGGAGACGCGCCGGCCAGTACCGCGCCGCCGAGCCGCTCGTGTAGGTCCTTGGCCGCGATCAGCGCGGCGTGGTCGGTGGGCGCGTCAGCGAGCCGCTGGTAGTACCCGTTGATCTCCAAGGCCTCGGGCTGGGCGCGGGATATGTCCTGCCGCGTGTGCCACGGGATCCACGCGTTCTCCTGCCCCGTGGCGAGGTCGACCCACGCCACCTCGATAGGCACATGCCGGGCACGGTCGAGCCCGGTTGTCTCGGTGTCGACCACGATCACAGGTCGCTCGGTAGATGCCTCGTTGCTCATCGGTCGTCTCCTCTCCGGCGCTGCTCGCCGTCAGCTAGCTGGTCGAGCCACGCCGCCGGATCGCGCTCGTCCTCGGTACGGTGATCGATCACGTCGCGCCCGTCGGCGCGGTCGTCGAGGATCGGCCGGACGTACTTGTGCCACAGCAGCAGCCCGGCGAGTCCGGCCAACATGACCAGGACGGCGCCGAACAGCACGTAGAGCGAGGTCATGTCGCATCACCCCTTGCGCGCTCGGCCGCCTGGCGTAGATGTGCCGCGTGCCGCACGGCGTCGAGCTGCTCGGCGTCGGGCGCCACCCCGATGGCCTCGTGTAGGGCGGCGATGTAGGTGCGTAGCTGACTCACCGTTCCTTGCGCCTCGACCTGGATGCGTCGCGCCTCGTCGAACTCGTCGATGAGCCGCTCGACGACGTCGTGCGCGTCCTCGTCGCCAGCTCCGAGCCGGCGGCACACCGCCTGGCGCTCGCGGTGCAGTCGCTGCGCATCCTCGATAACCCGCTCGTCGTCGGCGTAGTCCACGAATCCGAGCGACTCCCGCACCGCCGACAACACGGCGGTTGTGGCGACGTGCATGTCCACGGCACGATCTCGTTGTGCGCGTGCCGCATCCCGCTCGGCGACGAGTCGGCCCACGTCGTTGTGCATGTCGCTGACGACGTCCTCGACGTCCGGGTCCGCGTCGGTGAGTCCGAGCTCACGGCGCATGCGGGCGATCGCCGCGACCGCAGCGTCCGCCGCGGCCTTGTACCGTTCTACGTCGGTCATGCGGTGACCTCCTCGCTGATAACGCGCACCAGGTGCTCGGCCACGACGAGCGGTAGCGCGAACTGGTCGGTGGCGATCCAGACGATCCGCCGGTCGCGGGCGGTGTCGGTGTGCGTCACTCGGCCCGTGTAGAGGCCGACGAGCCGTTTGCCGACGTACACGTCGGGCCGCACCTGCACGCGGTGTCCTCTCTGTACGGTCACCATGGCCACACCTGCCCGATGAGTTCGGCGAGCTTCCATGAGGCGTCGGTGATCGCTGCGATCGCGATCACGATGACGGTGAGGATGCAGCCGCCGGTGATCGCGGCGACCTGGATGTCCTCGACGGTGTCGCCGGCGGTGCGGGGTGGGCTACCCATCGCCGACCGCCCCCCTCGGTATGACGGTCGGCGATGGGCTGTCAGTGGATACCTCGACGACCGGCGAGCCTGGGATGGGCTCGGCCTCGGGCTCGGCGGCTGTCGTCGCGCCGGCCAGCAGGTGCAGCCCGATCGCAGTGAGCACCGCAGCCACCGCCAGCAGCGCCGCGCGGACGAGGCTCACCGAACAGCCTGCGCCGTCGTCGGCCGGTGACCGCCCGTCGACGCGGTCCGTCATCCGACCGAGCCGGCGGCCCGGCGCCCTGCGATGTCGGCCACCCAT